TTTACGGTATAATTCTCTGTATATAATTAATGTACCATCAGAGGGATCAACACAACCCCAAATACAAGAACTTTCAGAAGCATAACCATAGTCAATTCCTTTTAATCTTTCCCAACCTATAGGTATTTCAAAAGGAGGAATAACATGGAGTTCTACATCAAACTCTGGAAAAGCCGCACCTTCTGTAATATCCCAATTACCTTCTAGTAACTGTCTACGCTGTACTTCAGGTAAAGCTTTGAGCATTTTCTCATATCTACCATCTACAGCTAGAAAAGGATTATCTTGCAATCTAGCAGGTATAAACTTTCTACTTAATCCGTCCTTACCTTGAAAACTTTCATTCGGTATTTGAGGATCTACATATCTTTTTTTAACCCAAGTAGAGCCAACACCACCGGGATTAGCTGTACAGCGTAGGTACGGGACAATCTCTGGATCAGTTGTTCGTAAACGTGATGCTAAATAATTCCACCCAAACTCAGTAGGCAGGTGAGTTATTTCATCAAAACCAATCCAAGAGTAAGCTTGTCCCTGATACCTATATACATCTGCATCTCTTTCTAAAAATCCAAATTCTATTTTAGCTCCACTTGGAAAATTCCAAAGCTTTTCTACTTCTCTAAATTTACATCCTGCAAAAGCTTGTGGGTATAACTCTCTAGACTTATCTATAAGTTCTCTTAATTCAGGCATAGAACGTCTTAATATTAAAGCTCTATGTGCTGCTTTATGAGCATACCTTAAAGGATCAACCAACATAGCATAAGATTTACCTCCTCCAGCTGCTCCACCATAAAGAACATCAAGTTCTCCAGCAGCTAAGAAATCTGTTTGAGGCCCTTCATTAGCCTTAAATACAATATTTTGGTTAGTGGCTTTTAAGTGCTCTTTCACAGACTGAGGTAAATCTTCTAAATTATCTTCTTCAACAATCTTATTATCATTTATATCATCTAGCTTTTTAAAGACTTCTTCTTTATTTTTTAATCTAGATTTTTTAGTATTTAACTTATTTGTTAAATTCTTTATATCTTTCTTTTGTTTAGAAACACTTCTTCTAGCTTGTATTTTAACTTTAGTAGAACTATGATAATTATACTGTGAAGTTGTTCCTTTAGGTCTTCCTGCTTTCTTTTTAGGTGTACCATCTTTCTTTAAAACAAAAGAACCTTCTTCATCTGTTAAGTAATTATTAGGATGTAATTCCCAATCTTTCTGTTCTTCTGCCATAAGTTTTATCTATATATTTTTGAAGTCCTCTAGGAGAAAAAGATCTCCCCGTTTTATACTCTAACCACTCTGAACCCATTCTTAAACTAATGTCTTCATTAGCTATCATGTCTGTTATAAGTTTTAAAGAGTTTAATTCTTCTTCAATAGGCTTTAACCACCCTTGAATATCAGAAAGTTCGTATCCAAAAGGTATAGTAGAAGTAGCTCTTCGTATAAAACCTTCTGGTATTTCCATTTAACTTTCTTCCATATCTAAAACTACCGTTTCTTTAGTAGGTAGTATAAATAAACCACCTTGTATATTATGCTCAATACTCATTCTTTCTGTTTTAGCTACGCCTACGCGATCTAAAATTTGCTGTGCTGCCTGTAATCTAACATTTGCTTGTGGTATAGGACGTTCAGAATCCATAACTTCTACCATTTTAAACGCAGCTTTAGGTGCATGTTGAGCTAAGAGGTTTTGGGCTAAATCCACTAATTCGTCTTTTAGACTATTTATTACTTGGTAGTGATTTCCCTGATACCCTGCAAGCTCCGCAGCTATTTTTAGATCACCTCCTGTATCAACTACTTTATTAAGAAAAGTTTGTTGCATTTCAGTTAGTTCTTTTTTCTTTGTTTTATGAGATAAGTAATTCATCTTGATAAGTATAGGTACTATATAGTAATATGTCAAGCATTAATTAAAATAATTCTTGACAAATACAATATAAAACCTTATACTGGAGCAGTCCCTAGCCGGGAGTGCATATATTATATAACTACTATATAAGTAGCCCCACTAACCGAACAACATGCTATAAGAGATAACCATATATACTTTAAAGTCTATTAGGTTTAATAGCCCGCACAGTCTGGTACACATCCTTAACCCTTTCAAAATGTATAACATTGCTATCTATATACCCTAGGGGGGGGTGGCAGCCTGCCTAGCCCCTAGCTATAGCGTAGACTAGCTCTCTCAGCCAGCTATAGACCTAGATCAGCTTCTAGGGCCTACAAGTCTACACACCCCAGCAGTTCACTGGTACACGTAAGCTCTCTAGCCTCCTAATACACTTAGTTTATTGCACTAAGAAGGCTAGAAAACCTACTAGAGTCAACAGTTTATAGAGTTATTCTCAATATTCCCATTTAATCCCTAAACAACATCCTTCCTTGCTACTATTTTTTCCTCCTCCCCTTTGGGTCAGAAAAAATATTTTGTGATCTACTAACTAAACTATCCTAAGGAAAAACAAATGGGACTATTCTCTAATAACTCTAATGCCTCTAATGAGCCTTCAACTGTTGACTCTAGAGCTACTGAATCTTCATATATTGAGGTGGCAGTAGCTCTTCGGTTTTCTAATGATGTATCCTTCACAGCTATTACTAAAGAACAAGTATTGGCTAGAGGCTTACGTTCTAATTACGCTTATCGTACAGCAATTCTGGCGGTAATAGATAAGCTACCTAAGTTCACTACTAGCGTGTGCTATGACTTGCTTAACGGCCTAGATAGCGAGGGTAAGCCAAAGCATCCACATCTCCCAATGAAAGTACAGGATCTAGTACTGGATCATATAGAAGCTGATGAGAGCTTGAGAAAGCCTACAGAAGCTTGGGAGTTCAGTAATGATCCTAGCCTCAGACCTAAGAGAGCTAGTGTTAAAGTGGTAGCTCATAACTTCGATGACATCTGTTCTATCTAGTAAGCTTCAAGACCTAGGTAAGTCTATAAACTGCCTACTAGCTAAAAAAGGATTACACTAGCTAGGTAATGTTGGAATATTAAAAAGGAATAGATATGAATTATAAATTATTAAAGACATTTTTAGATCAGATGTCTGATGAAGAGCTAATGAAACCTGTAAAGATTGTACAGCAACAAGAACATAATATATTTTATTATAGTGTAACAGCAGTACGTTACTCTTGGTTAATTGATAGTGAGCTAGAAAAATATGGCAATGATCAGTTGCTTATTAAAATGGATAGTTATCCAGACTTTGAGGACATAAAATTATGAAAGAGTTTCTTATAGCTTTAAAGTTTTTAATAGGTACTTGTTTTTGTTTGATGCTACTGTGGTTTGGTAGTTGGTCAAGTTATTTATATTACTTTACTGATCAGAATATACATTATATATTTAGTGTAACAGGTGTAGCTTTTATTATATATTCGTTTGCTGCAATGTATATTTTAGCTTATGAAATTAAACAGGATATAAAGTAAATGGAAGTATACAAATACAGTACAGCAAATTGTGTCTTATGTAAAGTAGAAAAGCCAATTAGATCTATGACAATCTTTAAGTCTGAACAGAAAAGCAAGAATGGTCTGAGTTGTGTGACATGTTTCATAAAAGAAGAGTTGCATAAGTATATAGGGGAAGGTATCATATATAAAGATTTTAAGGGTTAAGCCCTTTATGTACGAAAATTGCTATTGATTGCTATGTACATAAAGGATTTATTTTAATTATAATCATTACTAACAGAGGTAAAAAATGAAAGAATCTAATAAGTATTTAACCTATGAAGATAAGATTAATTATCTTAGAGCTAGAGTAAGAACTAATAAAGTTCATAACGATCAAGGCTGGAGAGCTGTGTCAGTATTGTTGGGGTTAGGTGGTCATTGTGTTTTAAAAGAACGCATAGTTAAAAAACAATATAAAAAGGAGTGGGATTTAGCAGCAGATTTTTTGATTAATAGTTTGCATAATGCAGATGCACTATCAAAGTTCACACACATAGTAAAGTAACTTACGACTTTCGGGTTCCCCTTCTTGTGGGGAAACCCTACAATCTTGTATTATTATATAAAGGAAAAATATAATGTTAGTTAATTTAAATAATCAGTATACTACTAGAAAGCAAACCATCGTAGACTTAGGTGGTTGGGATGAAGACTTTACATTTGGGACTACTAAAGTTCCTATGTATTACAAAAGATCTAATGAAGATCATTCTTATTACAGTGGCAATGAAGTTCTTAATAAAAAGATATTGCTTAATAATCAAACAGGTCAGCAGTTAGCAGTAGTAGGTGATAAGTACACCAATGACTATAGCCACATGCAACAGTTCCAAGCTGTTGAAGATAAGATAGTTGCTTCTGACTTAGATCTTTCTGGTATGAAGAGAGAAATATCTGTATCACATGAAGGTGCTAGAGCTTATGCTCGTTATAGTTTCCCGGCACATGAGATTACTGTAGGTAATACAGGCCCAGTTGCTTTAGATATACTGTGTCGTAACAGCTTTGATGGTAGCTGGCCTACTATCTTTGAGGGTGGTGCAGAGCGTTGGGCATGCCTTAATAAGTGTGTATTCGGTAGTGTCTTTGCAGTATCTAAGCAGAGACATACAAAGAATATTAACTATGAGAAAGGTGCTCTTCAAGTTATGAATTGTCTTGAGACATTCTTGAGTGAGTCAGACAAGTGGAATAGCTGGATCAACACACCTGTAACAGATGAGCAAGCTTGGCAAGTTATAGCTCAGTTATCTAAGAATACATACGCTTTGAATAGTGTAGACTCAATTAACAATGGTACATCTAGTATCTTAGAAACTCTTGAAGAAGCTACTCAGAACAAGGATGGTAGCTCAAGAGTCAATAGTTCTTTAGCAACGCTATGGAATCTATGGAAGTCAGAGTACAAGCCAAGCCTAGGTAGTAACTTATGGTCTTTGTATAATGTCATGACTGATTGGAGTACCAAAGGTCAAGAAGTTACTCGCAAGAATACTGGTAATACAGTAACCTCCTTACAAACTCAAGCTTCTGAGAGAATTAGAAAGATTATCCAAACAGATAATACTTTTAGATTAGCAGCTTAGTTTCCCTCCTATCCTGAGTAAGATGTAAAACTGCTCATTACACTTTATATAATGTAGGTATCAATCATGGTAGAACGTGAACTATTAGTAGAGAAAGCTGGCTCTAAAGGCTGGTCTATAACTGATGGTGATATCTTACTTAGTTGTCATGCTACTAGCCAAGATGTAATGGCAGAAGCGTTTAGACTTAGTGAGATGAGGAACCCATCAATTAAAATCGTAGTCGATTGTACAGGAGAACAATAAGTATGAGTGATTTATTTAGTGAATTAAATGAAGTAATAAATAAAAAATTGTTTAAGGAAATGAATATGATTAAACAAAAAGAACCAGTTAATTTAGGTTATGTTCGTTTACTTTTAGCCAATGAGATCTATGAAAATACAGAGAGTCAATCATTTGCAGCTACAGGTGAGCTACAAAAAGCTTGGCATGAAGGTGTAGTAGAAGGTTTAAAGATTGCAATGAGAGCTATTGGAGAGGAAGATGACTTATAAAGATTTAGCAGAGTTTATATTAAATGAATTACCTAGTGATTATCAACACAATACAGTGACTGGTTTGTTAGATCTTGGAGACTGCGATAAAATTGAAGGAAGACTTAATGGTCTAGTTCTTACTTATCCTATTACGAAAGGTCTTTTACAATTACCTATACTTAAATTGGACTTTACAAATGAAGACTAGAATACATATTAATCAGCATCATATTAAATCTAATACTAAAGGATCTGATCTACCTGTAATTACTGTAAAGGATTACAAGATAAATCGTAAAACTAATCATGCTGAGATTAAAGATTCTACTGGTGGTGTAGTAGCTACTATAATTTATAGTCCTGATAAACCTTTAGACTGTGGCGCTAAGGTATGGATTGAAACTAACTTGGAGGTTACAGTAAAATGAGTACTATAACAGGTGATCAACCAGATCTTGATAAGCTTATGCAAGCTATAGATAAATTTGTAGACAATAAAAAAGGTGATGTATGGGATGAAGACATTACTAGTTTGTATGTCACATTGTCTGCTAACAGAACTTTAGCTGAAGACTTTATAAGAGAGCAACTGTACAGTCAAGCAAATGTTATTGAAAATCAAGCTAAAGAAATTGAAGAGTTTATAAGGACTAAAGATGAATGATTTATTTTTAAAAGCTATCAAGTCTCAAGACAAATTAGATAATCTTTATCCTTGTAGAAACTGGCCTACCAATGCACAGGGAAGACCTGAAGATCATGTAATTAAATCAATTACTTTATATAGAAAAGGTTTGTCAGTAAGCAAGATAGCTAAAGAGCTAAAGGTAAGTGTAAATAGTGTGCGTTGTGCAGTAAGACGATCACATATTTATAGATATATAACACCAAAGAATAATTTCTTATGACTGAATCATTTAAAGATTTAATTGACATAATTAATCAGCAAACAAATCGAGTGGGAGATTGTATGAGTGATATAGATAGAGCGCGTGAGATAAGTGATGCTAGTCTTATTGATAAGCATTGGGGTGACGCTAAAGAGACTGAAGGTAAAGAATATATGGTAGATGTAAAGTTTTTTGTGACTGCTTCTAACATATCCGATGCGGAAAAAGTAGTAGATAGAGCTATTAATACTGCTAAGTTAAATGAGTTAGAGAGTTGGCAAGTAGAAAATATTGAAGAAATATAATCAGATCTTACATCACTAAGACTAGCTTAGTGTTGTTTGAATTTTGTTTGCAAATAAATGTAGACAAGACTATACAGACTGTATAAACTATACAGACTTTAAACAAAGGAGAAGAAGCATGGCAGTAGTAGAAGGTAAAGCATATTGGGCATCTATAACGACACCTAATACAAAGTTTGAACCAGTATACTCAGTCAATTTAGTAGTAGATGAGGATGTTGCTAAAGAATTTTCAACAAAAGGTTTTGCTGTAAAACAAATGCAAGAAGGCCCATCAATTGTAATTAAACGTAAAGTTACTGACAAAAAAGGAAGTAAAAACCCTTTACCTAAATTACTTGATTTAAATGGACAACCTTTAGATATACTTGTAGGTAATGGATCAGATGTTAAAGTGCAGTACCGTGAGTGGGAAGTAACTAATAGTTACGGTAACTTTAAAGGTCTTGACTTACAAGGTGTTAAGGTTATGAATCTTGTACCTTATGGTGGTGCTGCATCATCTGATGGAGAAGAGCTAGGATACATTGAAGAAGAATCGGAGTTTTAAAATGACGGTAGATGAAATGGCTAATGAAGTATCACAAGTCAGACAATGGAAATATGTTGCAGAAGATGCAACTTATGATGTATCTTTATTGTCTGAAGAAGCTCAAGGAGCATTCCAAATGCTAGTAGAGTTGAACGCAAGAAAAGAAGTTATGCAAAAAGATGTTGCAAAATTACAGAAAGAAGTATCAATTATTGTAGCAGCAAGCCAAGCTTTTAATAGTATAGTAAATTCTTTACTTACTAAAGATGCTATTGTTGATATTAATATTGATGATCCTGTACTTCCTGATGGAGATGAAGGTGAAAGGCCTGATCATGATTGGACAGTTGATTAGTAAGTAAAGTATCTCCTTCCTTCGGGACTTCAACCACACTGGGCGAAGTCCCTCACTTCCTTAATATAATACAAACGGAGAAAGCAATGGCTTTTGTAAAGTTTCATGTTGCCTGTAGCGCGTGTGAAAGTAGTGATGCTGTAAGTGTAAATGATGATGGGTCAGCAAAATGTTTTAGTTGTGGAGAGTTCTTTCCTAACTATCAAAAACCTGTTAGTTTAAACGAAGTATATACAAGAGAAAATATAAAGATGACTGAAATACCTATAGCTCAAGATGAGTATGTCGGTGTGTTTGCTGCACTAAGAGATAGAAATATCTCGGAAGCAACAGCAAAAAAGTATAACGTAAGAGTTACTCATACTTCTGATGGAGAAGTAGATAAACATTATTATCCTTACTATCTAGGCAATGAAGTTGTTGCTTATAAAATTCGCAAAGTAGCCACGAAAGGTTTTTCAAGTAAAGGTAAAATGCAAGATGGTGAATTGTTTGGTCAACAAATATGTAATAAAGGTGCTAAGTATATTACTATTACTGAAGGTGAGTGTGATGCTATGGCAGCATATGAACTGACAGGTAGTAGATGGCCTGTAGTCTCAGTTAAAAGTGGAGCGCAAGCAGCAGCATCAGACATCAAAAGAAATTTAGAATTCTTAAACTCTTTTGAAAACATTATAATTTGTTTTGATTCTGACAAACCGGGAAGAGAAGCAGCTAGAAAAGTTGCTTCATTATTCCCACCTAACAAAGCTAAGATAATGTCTTTGCCTGTTGATTATAAAGATCCAAATGACATGCTTAAAAAGAATAAGCACAAAGAGTTTGTTGATTCTTTTTGGCAAGCAAAGAGTGTAACACCCGCAGGAATTATTAGGGTGTCTGAAAAGAAAGAAGAGTGGAAAGACAGATCACAAAGTATTAGTTTACAGTATCCGTGGCAAGGGTTAAACGATAAGCTTTTAGGTATGAGAAGAGGTGAGCTTATTACAGTAGCAGCAGGTACAGGTGTAGGTAAGTCTCAATTAATACGTGAGTTATCACATTGGATATTAAATAATACAGAAGATAATTTAGGTATCATTGCATTAGAAGAAGATTGGAGACGTACAGTAGATGGTATTATCTCAGTAGAATACAATCAAAAGATGCACTTACAAGAAGTTCGAGAGAATTATACAGAAGAAGAACTTGATCAAATGTATTCTCAAGTTACTGAGAATGATCATTTGTTTGTACACGCACACTTTGGTATTAATAATATAGAAGATATTTTTACTAAGCTTAGGTATTTAATAGTAGGTTGTGATTGTAAATGGATTATACTTGATCACTTACATATGCTTGTCTCAGCTATATCAGAGGGTGATGAGCGTAGATTAATAGATAATGTAATGACGCAGTTAAGAAGTCTTATTGAAGAAACGGGTGTAGGTTTTATATTAGTATCACATCTTCGTAAGGCAGAAGGTAACTTAGGCCATGAGAATGGTGCAGAGGTAGCAGCTAGTCACCTTCGTGGGTCAGGTAGTATCGCTCAAATATCAGATTGTATTATTGCATTAGAAAGAAATCAACAAGCTGAGAATAAAACTGAAGCTAATACTACAAAGATACGCGTACTTAAATCACGTTACACAGGTGATGTAGGTGTAGCTACACATTTACTTTATGATACTGTAACTGGTAGACTTACTGAAACTGCTGCTTTAGATTTGACATCAGATAATGATACTAATTTCATACCGTTTTAAAAAGGAATAAAATGAATCTTGTATTTGATATAGAAACAGACGGCCTTGATGCATCACTTATCTGGTGTATCGTGGCTAAGGATATAGATACTAATCAAGTGTATGCTTATCCTCCAGAAAAAATAGATGAAGGGCTAGAGCTGCTGGAGAAAGCTAATATACTAATTGGTCATAACATTGTAGGCTTTGACATACCTGTATTAAAAAAATTAACAGGTATGTCTTTTAAAGATAAAAAAATAATAGATACTTTAGTGCTGTCTCGTTTAGCTAATCCCGAAAGAGCGGGTCATGGTTTAAAACCTTGGGGCTATAAACTTAATTACAATAAAGGAAATATGACAGAAGAAGACTTTACTGCTGGATATACACCAGAAATGTTGGAGTATTGTATTAATGATGTTGAATTAAATACTTTAGTTTTCCAAGCGTTGATGGTAGAGATGGCTGGCTTTGGTGAAGAGTGTGTAAAGATAGAGCATGAAGTATCTGACATACTTAAGCAACAAGAACAACATGGCTTTATGTTAGACATAGAAAAAGCTGATAAGTTATTGGCTGATTTTAGACAACAGAATTCTAAAATTATTATTGAAGTACATAAAGTATTTCTTCCAAAGAAAGTTAAAGTTAAATCAGTAGTACCTAAGTTTAAGAAAGATGGAACTTTATCTAAGCAAGGTTTAACAGAAGAAGAGTTTAATTGTTTGTCAACTAAGCACGTTACCCAAGTGTTAGCATTTGATAGACATAAGATAGAAGACTTTAATTTAAACTCAAGGCAACAGATAGGTCAGTACTTACAAGACTTTGGATGGAAACCTAAGAAGTTTACTAAGACAGGATTGCCAGTAGTAGACGAAGGAACTTTAAAAACTATAACTAAAATACCAGAAGCTGCACTAATTAATAAGTTTCTTTTACTAAACAAACGTATAGGTTTAGTAGAGTCTTGGTTAAAGTTTTTAAAGAATGATAGAGTACATGGATACACTGTACATAACGGTGCTGTAACTGGTAGGATGACACATCATAAACCTAATATGGCTCAGATACCTGCAATTTATAGCCCTTATGGTAAAGAATGTAGAGAGTGTTGGACTGTACCTATAGGTTACAAGTTAGTTGGTATAGACGCAAGTGGTTTAGAATTAAGAATGTTAGCTCACTATATGAACGATAAGGATTACACTAATGAAATTCTCAATGGAGACATACACACCGCTAATCAAAAGCTTGCAGGAATTGAATCAAGAGATCAGGCGAAGACATTCATATATGCATTCTTATACGGCGCAGGAGATGCAAAGCTTGGAACAGTGGTTAAAGGAAACAGAAAAGATGGTACAGAGCTTAGAGGGCGTTTCCTCAATAATTTACCAGCACTTGCAACTCTTAAAACTAGGGTTGAAAGAGCGGCACAACGAGGATTCTTAAAAGGTTTAGATGATAGGAAAGTTACAGTGCGCTCAGAACATGCAGCACTAAATACTTTATTGCAAAGTGCAGGAGCTATCATAATGAAAAAAGCTTTAGTGATTCTCAATGAATCTTTAAAAGATTTAGATGCTAATTTTGTAGCTAATGTACATGATGAATGGCAGATAGAAGTTAAAGAAGAACATGTTGAAGAGGTAGGTCAACGTGGCGTACAAGCTATAGTAGATGCTGGTATTTATTTTAATCTAAGATGTCCTCTAGATGGGGAGTACAAAGTAGGAGATAACTGGAGTGAAACACACTGATCCAAATAGAACTGGTGACTTAGCAGAACACTATGCAATAACTTGGCTATGGGATAATGACTATCAAGTCTTTAAAAACTGTGGTTGCACAGGCCCTATAGATTTAATAGCTATGGATAAAGAAGGTAACGTTAAAAAGATTGATGTAAAATCTTATAAAGATGGTAGGCTTTCTGCTAGGTCACAAGTACAAAAAGATCTTGGTGTGCAGTACTTACATTACAATTCTATTACTAGAAAATTAAGGTTTATAAAACATAGATTATGAAACATTTAGATACATTAGTTGAAGATATTTACTCAACACTTGCTCCTCTTAATAACAATAAAGGATTAGAAATAGATCCTAAAATGCTAGACGAACTTGGTGAAGCATTTAAAGATTGTATTAGAGGGTGGGCTACTCCACGAGAGAATGCTACAAAGTATTTAAGAATGTCTAACATAGGCAAACCTATAAGGCAGTTATATTTTGACATGAAAGAAGAGTCAGATAAGAAATTTAATGAGTCACCTTTCTTACCTATTAGATTTTTGTATGGTCATTTGCTTGAAGAACTTCTTATATTCTTTGTTAAGATAGCAGGACATAAAGTTACTGATGCACAGAAAGAAGTTGTAGTAGATAATATTAAAGGGCATATTGATTGTAAAATTAATGGTGAAATAATAGATGTAAAGACAGCATCTAACTTTGCTTTTAAAAAGTTTAAAGAGGGTACTCTTAGAGATGATGATCCCTTTGGATACTTAGCACAGTTAAGCGGCTATGAAACAGCAGAGAATACCAGTGAGGGTGGCTTCTTAGCAATCAATAAAGAAACAGGAGAGATAGCTTTATACAGACCAGATGAATTAGACAAGCCTAATATAAGATATACAATAAGCAAAGCTAAAAAAGCTATGGATCTGACTACACCTCCAGAAGAACTATGTTATTTACCTGTGGCTGAAGGTAAGTCTGGCAACATGAAGTTACCAAAACAATGTAGTTTTTGTTCGCATAAATATAAATGTTATCCAGACCTTAGAACCTTTAAGTATTCTAAAGGTTTAACGTATCTAGTTAAAGTAGTTAATGAACCTAAAGTACAAGAGATTATTTAATGATAAAAAGTAAAAAGCAAAAAGTAAATACTAAAGTAAAACAAATTGCAAGACAATGGTTGTTTTCTTTGTTACCTGATGACAAGACAGTAGAACTTTCTGATGAAGAAATATTATTTAAGTTACCTAAAGAACCTTATTTCTTTTCAAGTGGACAGCTTAGATTAAATTCTTTTACTTTAAAATGGTTTAAAAGAAAAATTAAAAAGGCTGTAAGAAAAAATAAAAAAAGTTTAATGTCTTTATCTTTAAGTGAAGTGTTAAATGCGTAAGCCTAGAGTTCGCAGACCTATTGAAAAAGATAAGCCTAAAGGATATGATTCTAAATGGGAGTATAGTTTACATAAAAATTTAATTTCAAATTGGGACTTGCATTCTGAGAAATTATCTTATATAATAAAGCACACTTATCATCCTGACTTTATTAAAGTTATAGATGGTAAGACAATTCTTTTAGAAGCTAAAGGAAGATTCTGGGATTATCAAGAATACAATAAGTATATATGGGTAAGAGAATCTTTACCAGAAAACTATGAATTAGTTTTTTTATTTGCTTCTCCTTATGCTCCTATGCCAGCAGCTAAACGTAGAAAAAATGGTACTAAGTTTACTCATTCTGAGTGGGCAGATAAAAATAAATTTAAATGGTTTTCAGAAAAAACATTTCCAAAGGAGTGGACATGAAGACAATTGATGATGCAACGCCAGAAGATTGGAATGATTTAAAAGTTAAAGGATGGGGTTGGAAAAGTAACAAGGGAGTAAAAATATCTGATAAGTATGATTTAGATGGGCCTGATCAACACCCTCTTTTCCCTACAAAAGATTCAGAAAAAGCTATGGTTAATTCTTATAAAGAAAAAATAAATAATAACTTTGACAGTGTAGATAAACCAGAACACTACAATAATGGAAGTGTAGAATGTATAGATTCTATACAAGCTATGTTAACACCTGATGAATTTATTGGTTACTTGCGTGGTAACTCTCATAAATATAGATGGAGATTTCGTTACAAAAATAAACCTATCGAAGATTTACGCAAAGCGCGTTGGTATGAAGATAGACTTATGCAATTTCTGGTGGAGAATGAGGATGTCTTGGGATAGAAAAACAGAAAGATCTGAGATGTTTCATAAAAGAAACAAAGCAAAAGATAAGAAACAAAACAAAGCACGTACTAAAGGGTACAGACAATCACAACTAAGGGAAAGAGATGACACTAACGACATCAAAGATTGGGAAGCAGGACTATCTGGGGATAGAGATTGATTACTCTAGAGAAAATAATCTTAATAACTTTTCTTTAGAAACTTTAAAGGATAGATATTTAACAAAGGAAGAGACTCATGCACAAGAAGCATTTGCAAGAGCATCAGTCTACGGTGCAACGTATAAAGCGTATACTGAATTCTCTCTTGCACAGCGCCTTTATGACTACAGTAGCAAGGGCTGGTTCGGCTTTAGCACTCCTATTCTTAGTAACGGGGGAACCAAAACTGGTCTACCTATCAGTTGTTTTCTTAATTATGTACCTGATTCACGTAGGGGTCTTTCTGATCATTATGATGAAAATATATGGCTTGCA